ACGCTGGAACAGTAGTAGGTGCATATGCATCAACTGCAAAAGGTATGGATGATGTTAAATGGACTTCTAAAGAAATCAGTGATGGAGAAGCTCCAGATGGTGCAACAACAGATACAGTAAAAACAGAAGGTCTTAAAACTATGTGGACCAAAAGAATTAAAGCTCAAACTAATTCTTTACTACAAAAATATGATTGGTATTCTCTTAGAAAAGCTCAAGCAGGAACAGCAATTCCATCAGATATTAATACTTATATGAATGCTGTAAGAACAGCATCTGCTGTTAATGAAGCTAATGTTGCAAGTACAGCTAATGTTACTCAAATGATCGAAAGATCAAATGCTACTTTTGATGAAGATGGTAAGTTTTCGGCTAACTCTGTTTATCAAGAATGGCCAACTCCTTTAGACGAGTAGATTAGTATAAATAGTATCAAGGAGATACTATGGCAACACCTACATCCAGGAATACTTTCAAAGAATATTGCCTACGAACTTTGGGTAAACCAGTCGTTGATATCAATGTTGATAACGAACAAGTTGAAGACAGAATAGATGATGCTATTCAGTATTACAGAGATTATCATTTTGATGGTACTGAAAGAATAATCAAAAAGTTTGAAATCACAGAAACGATAAAAGAAAATGGAGAGTTAGATCTAACTAACGAGTCACCTCAAATTATTGGTGTAACTAGATTATTTGATATTGGTGATGCAATACAAAGTAGTAATTTATTTAACATAAGATATCAAATACATTTAAATGATTTATTTGATTTTACATCAACAACATATCTACCTTACGTAACTGCAATGAGACACGTTGAACAGTTAGAAGAAATATTTGTAGGTAGTCAACCAATAAGATTTAACAGACATAAGAATATAGTAGGATTTGATGTAGACAAAGAAGATTTACAAGTAGGGCAGTTTTTAATGTTAGATGGTTATGCTGTAGTGGATCCAAATACATATACAGATGTATGGAGTGACTGGTGGTTAAGAAGATACGCAACTTGTTTAATTAAAAAACAATGGGGTGAAAATCTTAAAAAGTTTGAAGGATTACAAATGCCTGGTGGTCTTACTTTTAATGGTCAAAAGATTTGGGAGGAAGCCACAGAGGAGCAAAGAAACTTAGAAGCAGAAGTTTTAAACAGTTATTCTTTGCCTGTGATGGATATGGAGGGCTAGTATGGCCACCAATCAATATTTTAATAATTTTGCATATGCAAGAGAACAAGATCTAGTTGAAGATCTAACTATAGAAGCAATCAAGATCTATGGTCATAATGTAAAATACTTACCTAAAACAATTTCAGGAATAGATCATTTATTTGGAGAAGATAAACTTCTTAAATATGAAACTGCAGCTGATGTAGAAATGTATGTTAAGAATGTAGAAGGCTTTGAAGGAGAAGGTGAGTTTATGAGTAAGTTTGGTGTACAATTAAATGACCAACTTACATTGACTGTTGCAAGAAAAAGATTTGATCAAATAAGAACAGAAAAATTATCAACAGAAGTTGGTTTTAATTATCTACAAGAGTCTGCTAATACAGATGCTCCATCAAGACAATTTTTAACTGGAAACAATCATACAGAAAGTATAATATTAGAGACTGGTACAACTGGAGTTAATAGTTATAATATAACAGCTAATAGACCTCAAGAAGGTGACTTAGTTTTCTTTCCATTAGTTAATAAAATATTTGAAATAAAATATGTAGAACATGAAGATATATTTTATCAAACAGGAAGACTACAAAGTTATGATCTTAGATGTGAGTTATTCAAATACAGTAGTGAGCAAATTAGAACTGGTAATACACAAATTGACTCAACAGAAACTGCTGGTACACTTGACACATTATTATATGAATTGCTACTTGAAGATGGCGATAAATTACTTGAGGAAGGTGGAGACTCAATGATACAAGAGTATCAATTATTTACTCAAGATGCTGGAGCTAATAACTCATACTTTGAGTCAGAAGGAGATAGTATTATAGACTTTAGTGAAAGAAATCCATTTAGTGAGGTAGATAGGTTCTAATGTTTGGACATCAATATTATAATCAGGTTATAAGAAGATATGTGGTAATGTTTGGTACACTATTCAATGATATAGTTGTACAAAGATTTACTACTGCAGGTGTAAAAATACAAGCCATAGCGGTTCCAATAGCGTATGGACCAAAAGAAAAGTTTCTTGCAAGAGTAGAACAAAATCCAGATTTACAAAAGAAAACAAGTGTTAGTTTACCAAGAATGGGTTTTGAGATGGTTGGTATGAATTATGCACCAGAAAGAAAGTTAAGCAATACACAAAGAAGAGTTCAAGTACAAGGAGCAACAGGATCTAATAATTCTATTAAATCAGTATTTACTCCTGTACCATATGATTTTAATTTTAATTTAAGTGTCTTTGTAAAAAATGCAGATGATGGAATACAAATATTAGAACAAATACTTCCATTCTTTACTCCTGATTGGACAACAACATTAAAGATAATACCTGAAATGGATATTAAACATGATGTTCCAACAGTACTTACAAGTGTTACAACAGAAGATACTTATGAAGGAGATTTTGAAACAAGAAGAACATTAATCTATAATCTAGATTTTTTAGTTAAAGGTTATATCTATGGACCAGTTAAAAAATCTGGAATTATTAAAAGAACTCTTATTGACTTTATTGATAGTCAAGGTCCTAAAGATAAATCTGGAGTTAAACTAGAAACATTAAATTTAACACCAGCATTGGATGCAAATGGAAATCCAACTACAAGTAGTGAACAAAGTATTACTCTTGGTTTAATAGGTGCTAATGATAACTTTGGTTTCTCTACTAATATTGAAACTAATAAAAGTGGAGAAGAATAATGAGTACTAAATTTGAAAAGAATATGGAAGATATATTTGATCTACCTGAAAAGATAGAAGCATCAAAAGAAATAAAACCTGTTGACAAATCAGATGAAACAGTGGATACTGACTTTAAGTATGCAAGGGAAAATCTTTATAATATAATTGAAAAAGGTTCAGATGCATTAAACACATTAGTAGATGTTGCAAACCAATCACAACATCCTAGAGCATTTGAAGTTGTAAGTCAACTAGTTAAAACATTAAGTGATACTAATAAAGACTTATTAGAGATACAAAAGAAAGTTAAAGTTATTAAGAAAGATATTCCAGACCAACCTCAAAATGTAACCAATGCATTATTTGTTGGTAATACAAGTGAACTTCAAAAAATGATTAATAAAAGAAATAATGAATGAGAATTATCTTGGAAATCCTAATCTAAAAAGAGCAAATGTTAATGTCGAGTATACAAAAGACCAACTCGAAGAATATATTAAATGTGCAAAGGATCCAATCCACTTTATACAAAACTACATACAGATAGTTAATGTTGATAAAGGTTTAATACCATTTAACCTATATGACTTTCAAAATGAAATGGTCACAGCATTTCAAGGATCCAGATTTGTAATCAATAAACTTCCTAGACAATCAGGTAAAAGTACAACTGTAACTGCATATATGTTATGGTTAATATTATTTCACGATCAACAAAGTATTGCTATATTAGCAAACAAAGGTTCTTTAGCTAGAGATCTTTTAGGTAAGATACAATTAGCATATGAACATTTACCAAAATGGTTGCAACAAGGTATTGGAGTATGGAATAAAGGTAATATAGAATTAGAGAATGGATCCAAAATTATAGCAAGTGCAACAAGTAGTAGTGCGATAAGAGGTGGATCTTATAATTTAATTTTCTTAGATGAGTTTGCATTCGTCAGTAATAATATTGCAGAGAACTTCTTTGCTTCTGTTTATCCTACTATATCTTCTGGTGAAACAACAAAAGTTATTATTGTAAGTACACCTAATGGTCTAAACCATTTCTATAAGCTATGGTCAGATGCTATAGATGAAAAAAACCAATATAAACCAATTGAAGTTACATGGAACCAAATACCTGGTAGAGATGAAAAGTGGAAGAAAGAAACTATAAGCAATACAAGTGAAGAACAATTTAGACAAGAGTTTGAATGTGAGTTTATAGGATCTATGAATACTTTGATCAATGCAAGTAAGTTAAGATCATTACCATTTGATTATCCATTAAGAAAATTAGGAAACTTTGTTTGTTATGAAGAAGCTAAGAAAGATCACATATATGTAATGGTTGTTGATACAGCTAGAGGTGTTGGATTAGATTATAGTGCTTTTATTGTATTTGATGTTACCGAGTTACCATATAAGGTAGTTGGAACATTTAAAGATAAACATATATCGCCAATGTTATATCCTACCACATTGCATAACATAGGTCAACA